TCGCATTCGTTTCTCCACACAAAGGAAACCAGATCGCTTCTTCTGGCGGCGCTCTAACTTCCACCCAACAGAAAGAGAACACCCTGGCGTTCTTCTCAGGTCTGACCTCTACTTCTTATGCTGTCTTCGACAGCGGTTACAAGTATGTTTATGATCGCTTCAATGATGTCTATCGCTACATCCCAACCAACGGAGACGTTGCTGGTCTTTGCGTTCAGACTTCTAATCTCCAGGAAGATTGGTATTCACCTGCTGGTCTCAACCGTGGTGGCATTCTTAACGCAGTTAAGATGGCATACAATCCTAACAAAGCAGATAGAGACGAGCTGTATCAAGCACGTATCAATCCTGTTGTTGGTCTAAGAGGACAAGGCATTACCTTGTTTGGTGACAAGACTGCACTCTCTGCACCTTCTGCATTCGATCGTATCAACGTTCGCCGTCTCTTCCTTAACCTTGAGAAGAGAGCACGCAGACTGGCAGAAGGCGTTCTCTTCGAGCAGAACGATGCAACGACAAGAGCTGGTTTCTCTAGCGCACTCAATTCCTACCTCTCCGAGGTTCAGGCACGCAGAGGTGTTACAGACTACCTCGTTATCTGTGACGAGACAAACAACACCGCTGACGTTATTGATCGCAACGAGTTTGTTGCTGAAGTTTATGTAAAACCAACCCGCTCGATCAACTACATCACAGTTACATTTACTGCAACCAAAACTGGAGTTTCCTTCAGTGAAGTTGTAGGTCGCTGATCAAAGGTTCCTATCATAAACATCAAACGAGGCTAAAAGAAAACAATGGCAACTAAATTAAGCAATTTTATTTCTGATATTGGACAAGGCGTCAAGCCTAATATGTTCATGGTTGACATCGCTTTTCCTGGAGAAGTTTCAGGAGCAGATGGCGATGCCGACATGATCAACTTGCTTTGTAAGTCTGCTGCACTTCCTGCATCCAATCTGGGTGTAATCGAAGTTCCCTTTCGTGGCAGAACTGTTAAGATCGCTGGTGACCGCACCTTCGATACATGGACCGCAACCTTTGTCAATGACAAAGAAATGAAGATCCGTGCATACTTCGAGCAGTGGTTGGCACAAATCAACTCACACGATACGAACAATTCACCCCTGTTCATTCCAAGTGAGACTGATGGTGGTTATACCAGACTTCTCAAGGTAAAGCAACTTGAGAAGAATGCTTCTGAATCTGGTGAGGTTCTACGTCAGTATAATCTCCACTATGGATTCCCAACTAACGTCTCCCAGATTGATCTTGCTTATGATAGCAATGATCAGATCGAAGAGTTCACAGTTGAGTTCCAGTATTCTTACTGGAATGTAGTTACTGGAGATACTCAGAACGGAGTTTCTGGTGTCAAGTCTGGCATCGGTGATTCTCGCCTAGTTGAAGGTTGATAAATAGTTCTAGGAATAGATCTGTTTACGACTGATGAGTCAACTATTTGGTTTTATTATTAATAAGAAGGAGGGAGCGGAAGGTCAGTCCCCCGTCCCTCCTAACAATGAAGCATCTGTATCCACCGTTGCTGGTGGATACTTTGGCACCTATGTTGATACATCTGGTGGTCAAAATTCGCGAAATGAGTATGAACTCATTCGTAGATATCGTGATATGTCACTACATCCAGAATGTGATTCTGCTATCGATGAAATTGTAAATGAGTTTGTTGTCAATGATGGTGACGACAAACCCGTCGAAGTAGACTTAGCAAACCTAGAAGTAGGTGCTGGAGTTAAGAAAAAAATCCGTGATGAGTTCAATAGAATTCTTCGCATGATGGATTTTAATACCAACGCGCACGAAATTATTCGTAATTGGTATGTTGATGGTCGTTGTCATTATCATAAAGTAATTGACCTTGACAATCCAAGAAAAGGAATCCTAGAGTTACGCTACATGGATTCGCTCAAGGTCAGAAAAGTTAGACACAAACTGAAAGGATCAGATCCCAATAAGACTGAGCAGGAAAAGGGATCTGCAATGCAGTATGACTATGGCGATTATATTGAGTTTTATATCTACAACCCTAAAGGTTTTGCTGGTTCAACTCCATCCGTTACTGGAGCAATGGATTGGACAAACCAGGAAGGTATCAAGATTGCTGCTGATGCCATTGCACAGTCAACTTCTGGTGTGATGGATTTGAATAAAAAGATGAACTTGAGTTTCCTTCACAAGGCAATCAAGTCTCTCAATCAACTTAGAATGATTGAAGATTCTCTTGTTATCTACAGATTATCACGCGCACCTGAGCGTAGAATTTTCTACATCGATGTAGGTAATCTACCTAAGGTAAAAGCAGAACAATACTTGCGTGATGTCATGTCTCGCTATCGTAACAAACTAGTTTACGATGGTCAGACTGGAGAAGTCCGCGATGACAAAAAGCATATGAGTATGCTTGAAGATTTCTGGTTGCCTCGTAGAGAGGGTGGTCGTGGCACTGAGATCACAACTCTGCCTGGTGGTCAGAACCTTGGCGAACTTAAGGACGTTGAGTATTTCAAAAAGAAACTATACAACTCCCTAAACCTGCCACCTTCTCGTCTGACAGACGATAACAAGGCATTCAACCTTGGTAAGTCTACAGAGATTCTTCGTGATGAACTGAAGTTTACCAAGTTCATTGGTCGTCTCCGCAAGCGTTTTGCGATGTTGTTCCATGACATGCTGAGAACTCAACTGATCCTCAAGGGTATTATTACTCCTGAAGATTGGGAAGACATGGAAGAGCACATCCAATACGACTTCCTGTTTGACAATCACTTCAATGAATTGAAGGAACAAGAGATGCAGATGCAACGCATCACTCTTGTTACTCAAATGGATCCTTTTGTTGGCAAGTATTTTTCTTCAGAATATATCCGCCGTAAGATTCTCATGCAAACTGAGAATGAATATAAGGAAATTGATAAGCAGATCAAACAAGATATTGAAACTGGACTTGCTATTGATCCTGTTCAAGTCAACATGCTTACTGACCTTGAGCAACAGAACAAAGCATTCCAACCAGAGTTACAATCTGCGGAAAACGATGCCGCTGCTGATAGAGAAATGAAGAAGTTGGAAGCTGCTCCAAAGAAAGAGAAATCTTAATCTAATAAATAATTAGATCCAACGCATTTTACCATGGATTCTGAAGTAGTAGATATTGTGAATCTTATATCAGATAAGAAACGCGGAGATGCACTAGACAAGATTGATGATCTCTTGTTTGGTAAAGCATCTAAAGCAATTGATGACTACAAAAAAGTAGTTGCCAGTAGTTTGTTTAACGAACCAACACAAGAAGAAGAATGAAACTAATTACAGAAAACATCGAAGATATTCAGATTCTTACCGAAGAAAAAGATGGTAAGGAGCACCTTTATATCGAAGGTGTTTTTCTGCAGTCTGAGATCAAAAACCGTAACGGTCGCATCTATCCTTTCTCCGTATTGGAAAAAGAAGTAGGTCGTTATAACGAAGAGTATGTTTCAAAAGGACGTGCTCTGGGAGAACTTGGACACCCCGATGGTCCTACTGTCAACCTTGATCGTGTGTCTCACCGCATTACATCATTGAAGGCAGAAGGTAAAAACTTCATGGGCAAGGCAAGAATCCTTGATACTCCTATGGGTAACATCGCTAAATCTCTTTTAGGAGAAGGCGTCAAACTTGGCGTTTCTTCTAGAGGAATGGGTAGCATTGACCGACAGGAAAGTGCATCCTATGTCATGGACGACTTCATGCTTGCAACTGCAGCAGATATCGTTGCTGATCCTTCCGCACCTGATGCTTTCGTTAATGGAATCATGGAAGGTAAAGAGTGGGTTTGGGCAAACGGAATTCTTAGAGAACAGCAAGTTGCTGAGATCAAGTCCGAAATCGATAACTCTTCTCGTATTGCACTAGAAGAAGCATCACTTAAAGCGTTTGAGCGTTTTCTTTCCGCGCTCTAATTAATTAAATTCATAAATAAACAATAGATTAAATAAACAACGAACACGGGGAAACTCAGATGTCAGATATGCTTAACGAAAAATTTGAGGAGTTTGCCAGTGAGCACGCATCGGTTCTTTCTGAGGCAGGTCAAGATCCTATGCCTACAGTGACTGCTGCTGTGCTCCCTGGCGATGCTGCTGCCACAGGTCAATCCAACACTGCTGTTAATGCGAAAGCATCAGCAGGTGAAGGTGCCAGTGGACATGCTGCTCCAATTCAACCAGGAGTTGCCATTGGTCAGGCAGCACCTCAGGAAGTCAACAGTGTAACCACCACTCCTCATGAACATGATGAGGATGGAGATGAGAATCCAGGTGCTAAGGCAGCTGCTCCTATCGGTGGTGGTATTTCTGGCGAACCTAACCGTGGCGCATCTAACACCGATCTTCCTAATGGCACTGCTCCTTCTTTTGGCGCAGAAATCGCTTACGGAACTAAGATGGGTGGTAGTGTAACCTACCCCATCAAACCTAAGTTTGAGTCGGTAGACATGAGTGCAGACGTTGCCGCTCTAACCGAAGGCACCGAACTGACCGAAGACTTTGCTGCTAAGGCAAAGACAATTTTTGAGGCTGCTGTTACCTCTAAACTCAACGAAGAGTGGACGAAACTTGAAGAAGCATTCGCCACACAACTCGCTGAAGCAGTTGAAGTTTCTAAAAAGGAACTCGCTGAAGAAGTTAACGGAACCCTTAACTACGCAGTCACCAAGTGGCTTGAAGAAAATCAAGTTGCTGTTGATCGCGGTATCAAAAATGAGATTTCAGAAGACTTCATTGCAGGTCTGAAGAATCTATTTGAAGAGCATTATATCGCAGTTCCCGATGAGAAAGTTGACGTTCTCGAAGGACTGTCTGAAGATCTTTGTAAGATGGAGGAGCGCCTTGACGAACAGGTTAAGCGCAATATTGAACTTCAAAATCGTCTGGGTGAATCCAGCAAGCAAGTTATCGTAAACCTAGTTTCCGAAGGACTCGCTGACACTCAGAAAGAAAAACTCGCTTCTCTTGCAGAGGGTGTAGAGTTCACCACCGAGGAGGAATTCTCGAAGAAACTCACCACCATCAAGGAGTCCTACTTCACTAAGGAGTCGGTAACCAAAGCAGAAGTGACAGATGAAACACCAGTCGAAGGTAGCGTCGATGATATTTCGCCTGCAATGGCACAATACATTAATGCTATGAACCGCTGGAATCAGTGATTCACTAAATAATTCTATCCACAATTCCTAACAAAAAATTCGGAGACCCAATGTTTAACGCAGAACATCTCCAGGAAAAGTGGTCACCTGTTCTTAACAATGAAGCAGCAAATCCTATTGCTGATCGTTACAAGAAGGCAGTGACCTCCGTCCTCCTGGAAAACCAAGAACGCTTCCTACGCGAAGAGCGTGGAATGCTACAAGAAGTTGCAGTTAACAGCCTCGGCGCTGGCACTGTATCCCCTGGTGGATCCGCTCTCGGATCTGCTAACACTGCAGGACTCGCTGGTTTCGACCCAGTTCTGATCAGTCTTGTTCGCCGCGCAATGCCTAACTTGATGGCATATGACGTTTGTGGCGTTCAACCCATGAGCGGTCCTACTGGACTCATCTTCGCAATGCGTTCACGCTACGAGAACCAAGGCGGCGAAGAAGCATTGTTCAACGAGCCTGATGCAGGTTTCACTGCTGGTCTCGATGCAACGACTGGTGCATACACCCCTAGAACTGGCGCTGGCGTTGGTGGCGATGCAGAAGGTAACAACCCTGCACTGCTTAACGATTCCTCACCTGGCACCTACGAGACTCCTCGTGGTTTCTCTCGCGAAGATCTTGAGCAAGCTGGCGATGCTGGCAAACTCTTCCGCGAGATGTCATTCAGCATTGAGAAGACTTCTGTGACTGCAAAGTCCAGAGCACTCAAAGCAGAATACACCTTGGAACTGGCACAAGACCTTAAGGCAATTCATGGTCTTGATGCTGAGCAGGAACTTGCTAACATCTTGTCTAGCGAAGTCCTTGCAGAAATCAACCGCGAAGTCGTCCGTCGCGTATACAGCGTTGCTAAGCCTGGTGCTGCAAACAACGTTGCTAACGCTGGTATCTTTGACCTCGACGTTGACAGCAATGGTCGTTGGTCCGTTGAGAAGTTCAAAGGACTTCTGTTCCAAATTGAGCGCGATTGTAACGCAATTGCACAAGACACTCGTCGTGGCAAAGGCAACTTCCTCATCTGTTCTGCAGACGTTGCAAGTGCTTTGGCAATGGCAGGCGTTCTTGACTACAGCAGCGGTCTAACTGGCGCTGGCGGTCCTGCAATCGGCACTGTCGATGACACTGGCAACCTGGCAGTTGGAACCATCAACGGTCGCATCAAGGTCTATGTTGATCCTTATGCTGCTAACCTCAGCGACAAGCACTACTATGTCGTAGGTTACAAGGGCACCTCCCCTTATGACGCTGGACTGTTCTACTGTCCTTACGTTCCCCTCCAGATGGTTCGCTCGATCGATCCTAACAACTTCCAACCAAAAATTGGTTTCAAGACTCGTTACGGCATGGTCAGCAATCCTTTCGTCACCACCAACGGTGCATACAACGGCACCCCCGATGGCGAGACCCTCACGGCGAACACCAACATGTATTACAGAAGAGTTCAAGTTACGAACCTTATGTGATCTACAGATACAATCTGTATTGTCAGGGACCTCTCACAGGGGTCCCTTTTTTATTAAATAGGTGTATCATGAAGATGAACCATGCCTAGAAGCACTATGCTCAAAACTGATATTTTGGCAAGACTATATAAATTGAAGACAGAACTTTATGAAGAGCATGAAGTTTCCAAGACTGGACAATGGACAGATGGTGCTCATTTCGCCTATAATAAAGTCCTTGATATTTTACAAGAATATAGACAATGAAAGATTTAGATTTTATTGATGACTTACTTGATGATGAAGATCAAGAAATATTAAAAGAACGCATCAATAAAGTAAAGACCGATGTGTTAATGGAAGAACCTTGCCCCCTTTATGAAGATGATTGATGATTGGCGTTACAGTGATGATCGCATGGATGTAAGAACCCAAGGACTAAATATTCTACTCAAAAAATTTGGATCAGAAATTTGTTCTGATGGATCTCCCAGATATTCTAACCAGAGCATCTACGAGTGCATCCATGACTGGGTGTCTGCAGGCAACGCAAGAACAGATGGTCTCGTAGCATACTATAAGGCATACTACACTAAATAGTAGTGCTTGGGATGCTGACATAAGATGCCTGCTAATTGGTATAAAGAACAACCTACGAATAGAAATTATCTATCTCCTTTAGGATTCCAACTCAAATTGGAACTCTTTGAGGGGGTAGATTTTTTCTGTCAAAATGCAGGCATCCCTGAGATCAACATGCCGTTCACAGAAGTTCCCACACGCTTTAGAAACTTTGCTGTCACTCCTGGTGGTGGAGTAACGTATGGTGATCTTACACTACAGTTCATCGTGGATGAGGATCTTGTAAACTACAAGAGTGTCCATGATTGGATCAGGAAGAATGGTGGTTCTGAAGAACACTCTCCTGATGAGATTCAGTTCTCTAGTGCTCAACTTCATATCACCACTTCTTCTTTCAACATCAATCACATTATTGATTTCGAGAGATTATTTCCAATCAGTTTGACAGGTCTAACTTTTGATGCTACACGAACTGAGCAGGAATACTTTACAGCACAGGTTACATTTAAGTATACTAATTACACGATACGAGACAGAAGTTTTAAATGAATTTTGATAAACTACATCAACGCTTTGAAAAAATCAAAAACGAATGGGCAAGTGACAGTCACGTAGAACACGAATTTAAGAACAAACAATACACTGCTGATCTTGGACAGATCTCAATGGAGATCCCTTTCCAACACAATAAATACTTAAACCATTACACGGATCTTTCACAAATCAAAACGTCTCTAGAGTTTGAGGCAAGAAAGTTACTGCGCGAGAAGCGAGAGTATTATGGGGGAGAAGCAGACGCTCGCATCTACGCAGAAAAACCTTTTGGTAACAGTATTAAAACATCAGAAAAAATGAAGGTCTATCTGGAATCAGATGAAGATCTAATTAACATAGAAGCAAAGATCAAGTTCATTGATCAAATACTGTATTATCTTGATAACGTTTTGAGAATGATTTCCCAAAGAAATTATCATGTGAAGAATGCGATTGAATGGGAAAGATTTATTAATGGAAACTAATGTCTGACATTGTTGTAAAGAAAAAGAATGAGGTATATCTGACTCTCCAATCAGAACCTCACATTCATCACGAACTATCTGATTACTTTTCTTTTGAATTGCCAGAGGCAAAGTTTCTAAAGAGGCAACCTAGATTTAAGTATTGGGATGGGATGATCAGACTATACTCTCCTGGCACAGGAGAACTGTATGGGGGTCTCCTATCACATCTACATGAGTGGGCAGCAGAGAGGCGCTACAGCGTCTCCTACGAGGATAACGAATGGTATGGGCACGTAGAGGATAGGAACGACTTCGTGTCTCCTGGAGGCGTTAAAGTGTTTATGGATAAGATTACCAGATCTGGTATCACTCCACGCACCTATCAATATAATACTGTTCATCGCGCACTTAAAGACAACCGTGGTTTGTTCTTATCTCCAACAGGATCTGGTAAGTCATTAATGATCTATAGTATTGTTAGATATTATGCTGCAACAAGGAAGAAGATTTTGATTGTGGTTCCTACCACTTCTCTTGTTCAACAGATGCTAAAAGATTTCAAAGACTATGGATGGAATGCAGAAGACAATTGTCACACCATTTATTCAGGCAAAGATAAGAATACTGATAAACCAGTTATCATCTCAACCTGGCAATCAATCTATAAATTTCCCAAAAGATACTTCGATGACATTGACTGTGTTATCGGTGATGAAGCACATCTATTTAAGTCAAAGAGTCTGACAGGCATCATGACTAAGTTACACAATGCCAAGTATCGTTTTGGATTTACTGGCACCCTTGATGGGAGTAAGACACACAAGTGGGTGCTGGAAGGATTGTTTGGTAAGTGTGAGAAAGTTACTAGAACTGATGATCTAATCAAGCAAGGATACCTGTCTAACTTTAGGATTAAAATTCTTATGTGTAAGCATGAGTATCAATTCTTTGAAGACTACCATTCAGAGATGGAGTATCTTGTTACATGTCAAAAAAGAAACAACCTCATCAAGAATCTAGTTAAAGATTTAGATGGCAATACATTGGTTCTATTCAACTATGTCGAGAAGCATGGTGAACCACTTTATGAAATGATAAATAATGTGGTAGAGGACGATAGAAAAGTATTCTTCGTCCATGGTTCAGTTGATGTAGATTCCAGAGAAGAAGTTCGAGAAATTGCTGAGAAGGAAAGCAATGCAATTATTATTGCTTCTTATGGAACTTTCTCTACTGGTATTAACATCAAACGATTACACAATATTATTTTCGCATCACCTTCCAAGTCAAGAGTTCGTAACCTACAGTCAATTGGTAGAGTCCTGAGGAAGGGAGAAGGTAAAGACATCGCAACACTTTATGATATTGCTGATGACATCTCTAACGAAACAAGATCTAATTACACTTTAAGACATCTATACGAACGAGTGAAGATCTATCAAGAAGAGAATTTTAAATATGAAAAAGTAAAAATAGATCTAAGAAAATAATATGGAAGAAGAATTCTATTCAAGTATAAAATTAAGATCAGGAGAGGAGATCGTTGCTAAGGTATCTTACCTTAAAGAAGAGGACTCCCTCCTTATTGAGAAACCATTACTAGTAGAACATCACCACACTAAAAAACATGGTAAGAACGTATCTGGTTTTATTTTGAAGGAGTGGATGAAAGCAACATACGAAGAGATGTTTATTATTCGTATGGAACAAGTCATCACGATGACAGAACTAGATGATAAAATTAAAAACTTCTACCTAGGTAATCTTGATGAAGATAACTTCAATGAAGATTGTGATGTGAAACCAAACAAGTTAAAGAACAATGGTTACATAGGATCAGTAGAGGAAGTCAAGAAGAATCTTGAATCTCTATTTAAAAGAAGCTAAGATACTCTGTCTCTTGAACCCTTACAGAGTTATTCTACTAAGTTTCTGAGGATCTGTCAAGCCTTGACATGTTCTTGATAATCGACTATAATGTTCTGAGAAGCAAACAGCCGTATGGCAAGGACCAAAAACAAAGAATATTACGTAAACAACAAAGAGTTCCTCGCTGCCATCACGGAGTATCGTAGCAAGGTTCATCGTGCAAAGGAACAAGGAAAACCTCGTCCAAGAGTCACTAACTATATTGGTGAGTGTTTCCTGAAGATCGCTACACACCTTTCATACAAACCAAACTTTGTCAACTACATGTTCCGTGAGGACATGATCTGTGATGGCATTGAGAACTGCCTACAATACATCGATAACTTCGACCCAGAGAAGAGTTCCAATCCTTTTGCATACTTCACCCAGATTATCTACTACGCCTTCCTGAGACGCATACAGAAGGAGAAGAAGCAATTGGAGATTAAGAGTAAGATCCTTGAGAAGTCTGGTTACCAGGAAGTTATGTATACAGAGAAGTTTGAAGGAGACATGGCAGGAATGAACATGTCCTATTCAGATATGGGCAGCATTAAAGAAAACATTGAAACAAGAATGAATCGATGAAATCTACATTAGCAACTAGTCTAGGATCTAATCCTACGATTGAAAAGAATATTCCTGACGATCAGGTTTGGATTGATGATATCTTCTATGTTAAAGCAACTCGCTTTGGTCTTTATACCAGCGTATTGAAAGAACCTTATGGTGCTAACTTTATTACTGGTGCTACTGAAGATGGAGTTACTCAGATAACAAGATGGCATCTTAAGTGTTTGCAGGAAGGAACACTTGATGATCATACTTATGTTACCTCTGTTAGTATGGGAGTTAAATTGTGAAGATTGCAATTATCACTGACCAGCATTTAGATGGTCGCAAAGGTAATCTAGCATTCTGGAATTATTTTCAAAAGTTCTACGATGATGTATTCTTTCCAACTCTAGAGAAAGAACGTATTGATACAGTCATTGATCTAGGTGATACTTTTGATAATAGAAAGTCTATAGATTTTAATGTTTGTAATAGAGTTACAACTAATTACTTTGATAAATTAAAAGACTTCAAAGTTCACATGCTTCTGGGTAATCATTGTGTGTATTACAAGAACACCAATAAGATCAACTCACCTGAGTTGTTGCTTAAGCAATACGACAACATCACCATCTATTCTGAACCTAAGCATCTGAAACTTGGTAGTAAAAAATTCTTGATGCTCCCTTGGATTAATAGAGAGAATCAAGAAGATATCCTAAACTTGCTTGAGACTAGTGATGCAGATAATGTTTGTGGACATCTAGAACTTTCTGGTTTTGAGATTACTCCAGGAATGAAAATGGATCATGGTATGGATGCCTCTTTGTTCCATCGTTTCAAACGTGTGTGGTCTGGACACTATCATCATAAGTCTACGAAAGGTAATATTACATACCTAGGTAACCCTTATCAGATGTATTGGAATGATTATAAAGACCGTCGTGGATTCCATATCTACGATACTGAAAGTGATCGACTTAAGTTTGTCGCAAATCCCTATGAGATCTTCGACAAAATCTTCTATGACGATACCCGTGTGGACTACAACAAACAAGATGTGTCTTGTTATAAAAACAAGTTCATCAAAATCATCGTTGAACAAAAGTCAGACTACCACATGTTCGAGACATTGGTTGATCGTCTTTACAACGTAGGTGTTCACGATGTAAAGATTGCCGAGACTCTTCTAGAAGATGATCTAACAGATGCTGATGAGAACTTGGAGATCAAAGATACAATGACTTTGTTGAACGAGTATATTGATGAGGTAGAGATGTCCGTCAATAAATCAGATCTTAAAGGATTGATGAAATCTCTATATATTGAAAGTTGCGAAGTAGCATAATGTTCATCCTAACTCTCAAAGGTAATGACACTGGCGTCTTCTCCCTCGCAAATGATGTGGGTGATCAAGTCATTCCTATCTTTGAACAGTATGATGACGCTGAACGCTACCACAGCATGATCTTAGATCAAGCAACCCAAGATGAGATACCCTTGAGCATTACGGACATTGATGCTGAACTAATTCTTGCAGCATGTAATGCAAAAGATCAGAAGTATGCTATAATAACTCCAGACGACCTGCTGATACCACCTGATAACGTTGTTCTATGATCATTTTTAAAACTATACGATGGAAGAACTTCTTGTCTACGGGCAACGTCTTTACTGAGGTTGATCTCACCACATGCAAAACTAATTTGATTGTTGGTGAGAATGGTGCAGGTAAGTCTACCATTCTTGATGCTCTTACGTTCTCTTTGTTTGGCAAACCGTTTCGTAAGATCAACAAACCGATGCTGGTGAACAGTATCAATGAAAAAGATTGTGTGACTGAAATTGAATTCAGCATCGGCAAGAATGAATTCAAAGTTGTCCGTGGAATCAAACCTAATAAATTTGAGATCTATAATAATGGACAAGTTTGGAATCAAGAATCTACTCTTGTAGATCAGCAGAAGAACTTCGAGCAGAACGTTCTTAAGATGAACTATAAATCTTTTACACAAATTGTAGTCCTGGGTTCATCGACGTTCGTTCCGTTCATGCGTCTTCCTGTTGCACAAAGACGTGAGATTATTGAAGACATTTTGGATATCCAAATCTTCTCCACAATGAACGTGCTTCTCCGCGATAAGATCCGATCCAATCGTGAAGAGATCATGGACTTTGATTATCAAGTTGACTTGATCAAGGAGAAAGTTAATATCCAAAAGAGTTATCTTCTTGAACTAGACAAGAAGAACAAAGCAGATATCTCTAAGAAAGAAGAGAAGATCTCCGAACTTTTAGAAGATGAGAATAAACAACATGTGTTTATTAAAGAAAAAAGTGATGTTATAGAAAAACTCAACGAAGAAATTAATGAGTATTCTACATCTTCAAACAAACTTAAGAAACTAAACACATTTCTCATCAAGTTGAGTTCTAAATTACAGACATGTCAAAAAGAACATCAGTTCTTTGAGAAGAACCATGTCTGTCCTACATGCACACAAGATCTTTCTGATGAATTTAGAACTGATAAAATATCATCTGGTAAAACAAAACTGGATGAGTTGACTCTAGGATACAATGATATTCTTTCTGCTATTGGTGAAGAAGAGAATCGTTTTAATAAATGGAACGAACTCTCTACTGAGATCACTAGTAATAATCAACAGATCTCTCAATCAAACTTTCAGATTAATCAGATTCGTAAGTCTATTGTAGATGTTGAGAAAGATATCAAAGACCTAGAGTCTGGTGGCGGGGATAAGAAACATGCATTCACTAAACTAGAAACTTTAGTTGAGGAGAAAAAAGAACTCAGTCTTCAGTTGTCTGAATCTAAAAAAGATAAAGACATGTTAAGTGTTGCTTCTGGATTGTTGAAAGACAATGGAATCAAGACTAGAATAATTAAGAAGTATCTGCCTGTGATGAACAAGCTGATTAATCAGTATCTTCAGGGTATGGACTTCTACGTTAA